GCCGGTCAAATGCAACGAGCAGCTTGGGCAGGCAACGGCCCGGCTTGGGGCCAAGAACGTACTCCACACCTACAGGGCCGCGCACGGAGTAGAAACGAGAGCTGAGCAACTCCACGGTGTACCAGTTCTCTCGCTGGTTGGGTTTAGCCTTAAACCCACGAGCAAGAGAGAACCCAGCAACGTCCATGGTCTTGGCGTCGTCCTGTCGGTACTCAATGGTGAAGAAGGGGGGCAAATCTTGCATCAAGGGCTGCTGTTTCGCCAGGGACACGCCGGATTTCTGCTCACGGTACTTGGTCTGGGCGACCAGGGTGTCGACGGCAGTCTTGCCGTCCTGTGGTTTGCCAACAGGCGGGCACGCAATGCCGTACGGGACGCCGTAGAACTGTTTGCAAGGCCCTTCGGCACGAAACTGGTCGTCTCCACAGCCCATGAGAAGCAGGCGAGAATCCGTGGCGACCTGTCTCTGATGCGCCTCAAGTATGCGAACGGGGTCAGTGCGCCTAGACATGCAGAAGTCGAAAGCATATCCCAGCATCGGCAAGGGGGTATTGAAAGACGTCGTGGTGGGATCGCCAGACCGACGGCCGCCGGGGCTGAAGACGTAGGTGCCACTGGATGTCATGGCATTGACGTTGATCATGCCCCTGTGAAGTTGGGCGACAGTAAGGTCGTAGGGCGCATGCTGCGCAAGACCGAGCCAACCGATGATGTCGATCATCATCTCGTCATCGGTGGGGTCAACGCACATGTCCATGCGGCTGATGTCATCATCGCCCAACCATAGGCGACGAGCGCGCTGGAACGCGTGGCCGATAGTTTCAGCAGGAATGCCGCAAAGAAACACGATCCACCAGTCCGCATTCCACGCGAGCTTGAGCCACGACTGGAATACGGCGGCGGATGGGCCAACCTGCAAGCGCCACTCTGGCTAGGCGCCCTGGATGCCGCGGTTGTCTTTGGGGATGCGGCCATCCACGGTGTCGCTCAATGCAACCTCACGCTTAATGAAGATGCTGCGGCGAAACAGTGAGGACAGGGCTTTGGGGTTGTGCTGCAATAAGGACCGGGCATACAGCAGGGTGGGACGATCTTTCTGCGTGGCAATCCATGCGTCCTCTTCCAACGGTTCCAACTGCGGCCACTTGCCTTTCCACCGACGGAGGTCGAACAACGCGTCCCGATAGTGGTTGACCCAAGCACGCTTGAGGATGGCGTAGTCAGGCGCGATGCCTGGGGCCACGCCCAGAATGCGATTGAGGCAATTGAGCTCATTATCGCTGTTGCTGGCATTCACAGTGGGGCCGCGATGGCGGTACGCCCAACCGAGCATTTCAAGGCAGGCGTCTTTGTGTCCCAACACAGGCCGCTCCGTCTCCTCAACGCGAGCAAACTTGCGATAGGGTGCAGGGAGATTGTCAACTGTGATGTCAGGCTGTGGGGCCCACCGAGAACCGAGAGGGAGCGTGCTATTGCCGTACAGACGCGGCCACATGTGATGCGGCGGCTCGCCAACCTGGCGCCACTTAAACCCTCGAAGCTTGCCGCCTCTGAGGAGGACGGGGGCGGCTCTCCAACAAAAGTTGATGACCAATATAAGAAGGAGGGCCCAGGGCCAGAGCACAAACCCTGTGCCGTAGGGCAGCTCTGTGCTGTTGAGGTACGCGGCGTAGTTGTAAGCGGTGTGGACGAAGACGCCAAGGGGCATCGGCAATGCCATGAAAGCGAGGTGCAAGAAGGCCTTGTACGAGCCGTCACGCCAGCACTCCCATGCAATGAGAGCGACGGCATACGCCTTGGACCGACGCTTGTCCCTCTCCTCACAGTAGGGCGCCACGAAGAGGGCATAGTGATCAGGGTGGAGCAGCTGCGCGAGGGCAAAGGTGGCGCCGTAATTGAGCCGAACGTCCATCCAAAAGTACGCCACAAACAGTACAGCTGCGACGAGGTAGTAGAGGGTTGGGCCGGGGCCCCACACGACAAGTGCGGAAGCAGGGACGAGGATGAGGGTGGCGAGGCGCGCAGCGAGGTCCCAGGCAAAAGTGGCACCGTGGTAAGCGCGCTGGATCAGCGTAGAAGCCAGCGTGGGGAGAGTGCTGGGGACCACAAAGATGACGGCGACGATGAGCATGAGTGCCGACAGGACCATGGCTGGGTCAACGTGTGTGTAAGGGTCGCGCAGCTGAGCGGTCTGCTGGTGGGACTTCAGGGAGACTGCGTTTGCAGTGAGCATGTGGGACATGAGCGCGTTCTCGTCCTCCAAGGTGGCGCAAAAGGCCAGATGCTGGCAAGCGAGGAGTGCCTCAGCTTTCTCAGTGCCGGTCATATCGGCAACCTTGAGTTTCTTCCGGATGCCAGCCTCCAGGATGCGCCATGAAGCCTCGGTGCGGGGCTTGCCGGCCATCATGTAGATGGCTTCGCCCAAGAGGAATTTCGGGGCGACCATGCGCTGCGTGCCAGTACC